TATCCGCACTTGGGTTCAGGCTTCTAAGAAGTTTGAGATTGGAGGTATGGGAGAAACAGAAGGAAAGAAGGCTCCATCAGAAGACCGGTTGGAGGATAGTTTCCGAAAGTTTCTTGATCAGGGTGGACTTGGCAAACGTGCAAAAAACGACAAACGTAAGGAATAATGAGTCAAATAGACAGAAAGCAGGCTATCAAGGAGATAGTCAAATGTGGACAAGATCCGGTCTATTTTATCAATAACTACGCAAAGATTTCTCACCCTCTTAAGGGGCTTATTCCTTTTACGACTTATCCTTTCCAAGATGATCTGTTAGAAAGTTATAGCGATTATCGTTTTAATGTTATTCTGAAAGCGAGGCAGCTGGGAATTTCAACCATTACTGCTGCATATATTGTGTGGTTGCTTCTATTTTACCGCGACAAGAATGTACTCGTCGTTGCGACAAAATTCCAAACTGCTGCAAACTTGGTTAAAAAAGTAAAAGGCATCATGCAGAATGTTCCTTCTTTCTTGAGAATCGCAGAGATCAAGATTGATAACAGAACTTCTTTTGTCCTTACAAATGGTTCAGAGGTAAAGGCAGCATCTACGAGTGGTGATGCAGGCCGTTCAGAAGCCTTGTCTCTGCTCGTTATTGATGAGGCCGCACACGTTGACGGGCTAGAAGACTTATGGACAGGCTTGTATCCTACCCTATCTACTGGTGGGCGCTGTATTGCTTTATCTACCCCTAATGGTGTAGGGAACTGGTTTCACAAGACTTGTACAGAAGCAGAGCAGAACGTAAACGATTTTCATCTTTCGGTATTACAATGGGATGTTCACCCAGAACGTGACCAGGAGTGGTATAAAAAAGAAACCAGGAATATGTCTGCTCGCCAGATCGCTCAAGAACTTGAATGTAACTTCAATGCTTCTGGCGATACTGTTATTCATTCGGAAGATATAAATCGTTTGGTAGCTTCTATAAAGGCGCCGGTATATAAAACAGGTTTTGACCGCAACTTGTGGCTATGGGAACAATATGATCCAGCTTGTACCTATCTGACGGTTGCTGATGTGGCGAGAGGGGATGGGACAGACTATTCTGTCTTTCATGTCATAAAGCTAGAAACTATGGAGATTATAGGTGAGTATCGAGGTAAACCTACTCTAGAACAGTTTGCTAGCGTATTGGATCATACTGGAAGAGAGTTCGGAAAGTGCCTATTGGTTGTCGAGAACAATAGTCTTGGAATATCGATCCTAGAGAAGCTTCAAGACAGAGAATATCCAAACCTTTACTTCTCCATAAAGGGTACGCATGAGTATATTGACCAGCATCAAGCCCGCGCAATCACAAACTCAGTTCCTGGCTTTACTACATCATCCAAGACTCGACCTCTAATAATCGCCAAAATGGAAGAATTCATTAGAAATAAACTAATTACTATATATTCTTCTAGGACGATCGATGAGTTTAAGACATTTATTTGGAATAACAATAAGGCAGAAGCAATGAGGAGCTATCATGACGATTTAGTTATGGCATTAGCAATCGCATGTTGGGTTAGAGACACAGCGCTTACGGTCAACCAAAAAGATTTGGAATATAAAAGAGCAATGGTAGATTCTATGAGTCTAAATAACACAAAGCTTCATACTACTATTCCAGGCATGATTGGGCACCGACGCACGGCATATAATGAGAATATGAAAAAAGAAATGAAGAACTATCAAGACTTTGTTTGGCTGATTAAGGGATAAAGATATGGCAGACCAGAGAAATAATCCAAGGAATCCGACAACAGACCTCTTCAAGGCTCTGACCAGAATCTTTTCTGGGCCTCTTATTACTCGGCGCTCGCAAACGGGTCGTCGATTAAGGAGACATCAGCTTGATAAATATGCTAGCCGGTTTAAGTCTGCTAGTGGCCAAGCGTTTAAAACCTCTCGCTCAAGAAATGCATACAATTTACAAGCGGCAATAATGAACCAGCACAATCGTGCTGAACGGTATGTGGACTTTGAGCAAATGGAGTATACACCAGAGATTGCCTCTGCTTTGGATATCTATGCAGACGAGATGACAACTCACTCATCATTACAGCCGATGTTGAATATAAAGTGTTCTAATGAAGAGATCAAGGCAGTGTTGGAATCTCTTTATCATGATATTATGGGGGTTGAACATAATCTGTTTGGTTGGTGCCGGTCGATGTGCAAGTATGGAGACTACTTTTTATATCTTGATATTGATGATAAGTATGGTGTTAGAAATATTATTGGAATGCCCTCTACAGAAGTAGAAAGAATGGAAGGCGAAGACGAAACCAACCCAAACTATATTCAATTTCAATGGAATACTGCCGGCCTAACCTTGGAAAACTGGCAAGTTGCTCACTTCCGCATTCTCGGAAATGATAAGTATGCTCCTTATGGTACTTCTGTTTTAGAACCAGCTCGGCGTATCTTTCGCCAGCTTGTTCTGCTAGAAGACGCAATGATGGCTTACCGCATTGTCCGCGCTCCTGAAAGGCGTGTTATCAAAGTAGATGTGGGACAGATTCCACCAAATGAAGTAGAGCAATATATGCAGAAAGTTATTGCCTCTATGAAAAAGAACACGATTGTGGATGATGCTACTGGTCGCGTTGATCTTCGTTATAACCCAATGTCCGTAGAGGAGGATTACTTTATTCCAGTTCGCGGAGACTCGGCAACAGATATCCAACCCCTCCCAGGCGGCGCACATGCTAGTGATATTGATGATGTTAAATACCTAAGAGACAAACTATTCTCTGCTCTTAAAGTTCCAGCATCTTATCTTACGAATGCGGAAGGAGCAGATGAAGATAAGACAACTCTTGCCCAAAAAGACATCAGGTTTGCAAGAACAATTCAGAGATTGCAGCGCTCAGCTATTTCGGAACTGGAAAAGGTGGGAATTATTCATCTTTATATTATGGGATATACTGGCGATGATCTATTGAATTTTCAACTGTCCCTTAATAATCCTTCAAAGATTGCAGAAATTCAAGAACTTGAGCATTGGGAGAGAAAATTCTCTGTTGCATCTGCCGCCACAGAGGGGTTCTTTTCTCGACGCTGGGTTGCTGAGAAGCTGTTCAACATGTCTCATGAAGAGATTCTTCGCAATCAACGTGAAATTTATTACGATCGTAAATATGATGCAAAACTCGCAGCCGTTGCAGAAGCTATGCAAGAACAAACAGCTGGTCTTGGTGGAGGAATGGGTGGAGACCTTGGTGGAGACCTTGGTGGAGACCTTGGTGGAGACCTTGGTGGAGACCTTGGTGGAGACCTTGGTGGAGATATTGAGCCAGAAGGTCCCGCTGATGCAGAAACAGCAGTTGAGCCGGCTGGAGATGATGATGTTCTTCTCGCAGAGCCTGGACGCCGGAAGGATGGATACTATACTCCTCGATCAAAGGGTAAGAAGTACTATCCCGTGAAAACAGATAAGCGGCCTAAGGGAGCAGTAAAGAGACATCATTCTTCGGTTGCGGGCGGTTATGTCGATCCAAGGGCAATATTTCCAGGTAAAAAAGGCTACGGTGGCTTAGATTCTTTGGCGAAAGGGATGTTCGAAAGCCAAGAGCCTAATTATAGTGATACTTTCTCTGAAGCGGAACATTCATTACATGAAACCAATTATGAGATTAAGAGACTACTAGAAAGTTTGAGAAAATCTAAGGAGCTTGAGGATGAAACTGAAACACAATAAGAAGCGAAATACTGCGTTTTTGTACGAGTCCTTGCTTAAAGAGTTGACAAAGGCAGTAGCTTATAACAAAGTTGCCGAAAAAAACACTATTGTCTCGATTGTTCAGAAGTACTTTAAAAAAGGCACAATCCTGGCAGAAGAGCTAGAACTTTATAAGACGATTAGCGAAACCCAGAGAGCAGATCTCTACACAGCAGAAAGATTAATTGCAGAGACAAAGAAGCGATACGAAACTTTTGATAAGAAGAAGATCTTCAATGAACAAACTTCTTTGATAAACACCATTAACAAGAAAGTGGGCAAACATACATTTGGAAATTTTGTTTCAAATTATCGATATCTTGCCACCATATCTCAAATGTTTTCTTCGGAGCCTAGTGTAAAAGAGAGAGTGTTGCTAGAGAGAAAACTTATTGGTTCTATGGTCGCTAAGCCAAACAATGTAGATAAAGCGAAAGCAATGCCTCATGTCGATAACCTTGTCTTCAAGACTGTTGTTGAAAACTTTAATAAAAAATACAATGGTAAGTTGCTAGAAGAACAGAAAGAGCTTTTAAACAATTATATTCTGTCCTTCAATGATTCTGGAGTGGTTTTTAAAGTCTTTATGAACGAGGCCATTGGCAACCTTAAGAAGGAAGTAAAGCAGCTTTTCGAAAACCAAGAGATCAAAGAAGATCCAGAATTAACAAAGAAGCTAAAACAAGTAGAAGAGACTCTGCAGAGGTTTCAGACAAAAAAGATTAGTGAGCCCATGCTAGAGAAAGTGATGCAAATACAAGCACTAGTTAAGGAGTGCTCTGAATAATGGCTATCAAAATTACAGTAAACGGAGAGGAAACGCAAGAGAGAGTCGATAGCACTCCTGTTGCAGAAATAGAACTTCAACTAAGAAGGTCAATGAATGGTGACTATTATATCTCTGACCATTCTGACATTGATATCATTATTATGAAAGAAAAGAAAAAAGTCCTTGCGATTGCGAAAGACCTAATGTCATCTTTGGTATATGGCGCCCAAGATCGCCTTTTTGACTTTCTAACGAAAAAAGGACTTATCGATCCTGAGTCCGTACAAGGCGGCTCTGTCTATGGGTCAATGGAAGGTGCCCTCCTATCCTCTCAAGAGCTAGACCCTATTAATATGGCTATCCTCAACGTCTCTAGATGGATTGATGAAGAGCGACCATACTTTGAGTTTATGGACAAGTTCGAAGAGATGGGAGAAGAACGATTCACAGAGCCAGATGAAGAAGAGTCAACAGAGCTTGGCGAAGTGCCCCACGCAGAAGAGAAGGGTTCTATTCGTCCCGGCTACAGTTATGGCCCTTACTGGCAAAGCTATACTTATTGATAGGGACTGATATGATACAGCTACTATGGTTTATCCTTACTTGTTACGGCTTGACGTTTCTTGTCGTATATGCAAGCATTTTCAATAAAATACGACCAAGCAAAGAATGGCTCGGAGGCTTTGGAAAGTTATTTCATTGTCCTTTGTGTTTTGGTTTCCACGCAGGCTGGTTTTTATTTGTCATTAGTCCTTGGACAGAACTATTTACCTTTGACTATGCTGTAGCAAACTTTTTTATTTGCGGGTTTGTCGGAGCCGGAACATCCTATCTTCTATCAATGGTTGTCGGAGATGAAGGCATAAAGATTAACAAAGGAACAATAGAATGAAGCTAGCGAAATCACAACTTAAACAGATCATCAAGGAAGAGCTTGATGTCGTGCTGAAACAAGAAGGGATTCTCGATAAGTTCAAGAGTATGGTTGATCTTGGATCACGCTTTGACTTCTGGTGGCTCAACAAAAATCCCACTATAGAAAAAGGTTATGAACAGCACTACGAGGAAGAAGTATTTAAAGTAAAAAGATATCTTGAGTCTAGCTCTGGGCATCCATACCCTTCCGTTGTGTTCTATTTACCCCACAATCCTAGTTATATCGGAAGACCAGGGACCGGAATTCCTCCAGACTTTTGGTCTGAAAAAGCATCTGCCATAATAAAAGATCCAGCCCAAACCGTTAAAAAGTATATAATCGAAATCCCGTCTGGAAAAGACTTTCTTGGCAACCGCAGTCCTTTTGTTGACAAGGGGTTTGCTGATACATGGAGTCAGACTCCCGGTCATTCAAAAAAAGATGTTTGGGTCGCTGGTGATACACGGAAGATCAACACCCAAGCATTCAGGGGCGGCTCTGGCCCTCAACCGGGTCATCCCTTCGGCATCATGCCGACGCATGTATATAACCAACTTCACAAAGCGCTATCTCTTTACCAAAGCAATACGGTTGATTTTGAAAGAGTACACTTGGCACTGGGAGCCGTTTTAAACGGTACTGCACCCGAAGAAATCATGTTTGCTATCAAATCACTTGGCAAGAAGGTTCGCAAAGAGCGAGGCCCGCATAGCGACATGCTTCAATTATTGACGCTCACAAGAATAGCCTATCGAGCAACATCGGTGATGATGGATAGCAAGAAAAGAAATGCAATAATTCAATTTTTCGAAAGACGTTATTGAGCCCTACAACAAAGGAACACCAGAATGAGACTAACAAAGACACAACTTAAGCAGATCATCAAAGAAGAACTTTCTTCCGTTATGTCTGAAATGGTCGGTGGTGCCGAAGAAATTGAAAGACATGTGTGGCAACGAGAAAAACCAATGCGTGGAGATGCTTACGATCCATCTATAGATGTTCCTCTTATGCAGGGTGCAATGGGCGAGAAATATTATGTTATTGACCCGATGGATACATCAGTATTCCGAAAGTATATCCAACAAAAACAAGAAGGCCCAGATGGTAGAGAAATAATCGTGCCATTGAATACAGTAAGCAAGCAAGGTCAAAGGGTCAATTATTTTAAAACAGCACACACAAATGTGTTCTATAGACTAGTCTCACAAGATAAAACAAAGGAGTAGACAATGCGACGTAGAAACATTCCAGAAGTTCGCCGCTGTTGCAGCGGATCTTAACTCAAGCGGGTTGTGCCCGCTTTTAATGTCGCTTGGAGAAACAATATGAGCAAACAACTTTTACGTGAATACTATGCTCTCTGTGATGGGGGAATCTGCAAAGACTTTCTAACAGAGCAAGAAAAGCAAGATATGGCTTCTGGGAAGAAGTACTATATGTCTGGCTGTATGCAGAAGTTCGATACTCCTAACGGCAATGGTCGAGTCTATTCTAAGAGTATTCTCCAAAGAGAAGTGGAAAACTACTGGAAGCTTGTAAAAGAGCGTAGAGCACTAGGGGAACTAGATCACCCTGATGACTCTGTTATTAATCTCAAGAATGCCTCCCACCTTGTTACAGATATGTGGTGGGACGGAAATGCCTTGATGGGTAAGGTTCAAATCCTTGATACGCCATCTGGGAACATCCTAAAACAACTTTCGAAATCTGGTGTAACTCTTGGGATCTCTTCAAGAGGCCTGGGGTCAGTCAGAGAATCACAAGGCCAAACAATAGTGGAAGATGATTTTCAGCTTATCTGCTTTGATTTCGTCTCCGAGCCTTCGACACCTGGCGCATTTATGCATGCTAAGCAAAGTATGCGAG